TCTACGTTCTGCACAAGCCTGTAAGCTTAGTGGATTTCTCTGACCACGATCAAGTATATACTCAGCAAGCATGGTGTCATAGATGTCACCGTCATACTTGAAGCCACACTCCCACAGCCACATCAAATCGTGCTGTGCATTGTGCATGATCAGTAGCTTAGTACTATCCAAACATTTCTGTATCTGTTCTCTTCTTGAACCTGTTTCATCCTTGCATTCATTGTGATCTAGATTAAATATCTTTAATTGATTTGGCTTGTCAGCATTACAAATGCCTACCTGAACCAAAGTATTGTCAGGCTCAAACGGATCAAGGTGTACCTTGCCATCACGCTTGGTGATAGTATTCTCTACGTCTAGCACTAGTCTCATGCTGAGTACACGGATCTTGAACCGTCAAGCACACAAGTAATCTTACCTTGGTAGCCATTCAGTTTGTTCTTAGCTATGTTCAAGTATCTTACTGGGTCTTCCTCTTCTCCTTCTGCTTGTTGTGTCTTACCAATTAGTATCATCAGGTCAGCCTCTGCTGCCTTGCCTGTCTTACTACCTTCCATCATAGCTTGGTTCAGGTCAGCCCTGCCCTCTGCTTCTGCTGATAGTTGAGACATCCATATCACAGCACAGTCATACTGCTTGGCTATGTTACGTGCATGGATAGCTGCTGCTTTGAGAGTTATGTCTGTTCTCTCTGATCGTATGTCTGCAAACTTATCGCCCATATCCAGGATTACTACATCAGGACGTTCGTACTTCACGACTGACTCTACCCAATCCATACCCTTACCTGTGCTGTCCTTGAACTGTATGTTCTCAGACACAGGGTGATATCTCTTAGCTGCCAGTGCTTTGTTGGTACGCACCTCAGTCATTGTCATGTTGGATGAAGCACTGATGTATCGTGCAGCCACACGTGTGTACGCTTCCTCGTTACACAGTACAATACACTTAGCACCTTGATGTGCAAAGCCTTTGTCACCTGCTACGATAGAAGCATGGAAGCTAGTCTTTCCAGTATTAGGACGAGCACCAACCAGAATAAGATGACCACCACTGATACCCTCCACCCTACGAGCCAAACTGGATATGTTAAATTTCCATTTCGATTCAAGTGCCGTTGCATCAAGGATAGTATCAAGACTGTGATCATCCCACTCGACACGAAGATTTGGAGTAAAGTCATCTTTGTATTCCTCTAATAGTTTACGTAATGGTTCAAGGCTATTCTCTGCACCGTTCACAAAGTCAAAGCCTAAGTTAGCTACACGATCTCCGACATGCTGTTGAAACAACTGTGACAGTGTATCCTCTGCTATCTCTCCTTTGATAGGTTCAGCTATCTCGATACGCTTGAACAAGTCTTCGTATGCTGTACGTGTAGCGGTGGTCATGCTTGCGTTGATACGATTAAACACAGCGTGTAAGTCAGACACAGATAGATCACCATCGTATGTCTCCATAGCTGTATCTAATGCTTGCTTTATCTTACGTACATCCTTACTGAATATACGATCAGGGCAACGCACACCCTTATGATCATCATAAAACTCTTTACTGAGTAGTGTCTTGATTAGTGCTAGTTCCATCATCTCGGTTTATCCTCGCTCTTTCCTCTGCTCTCGCTCTCTCTGCATCAGTGAATGATCTTATCTGTTGTACACATCTACCTGTCTCATAGTTTACGATCACACCTGTGTTCCACTTAGCACGTTCCTCTTCTGCATCTTCCATGTTGTCAAACAACTTAGGCTTAGGAAAGTTCTCGAACACTGCACCCTCTGGTACATACATGATGTCTCCATCTACATCAATGGTTACTGCTAACTTCATTTACTAACTCCTTTAACTTATCCATATCTTCATACTCACGATACTTTATATCATCAATTAGATTCATTGCAACAGTTTTGTTACCTGTCCACAACTCTATCTCTCTTCGATACTCTACTGTCTTACCTATCGCATCAGGATCAAGGGCTATGATTACCTTGTCATACTCTCCTATCTTTTCCATGTGCTTAGGACTCAAGCTTGTGCCCAGGATAGCCATAGCTGTGACATATGGTATCTCTTGGAATGCAACAATAGCAGAGACTACATCTTCAACAATCAGCAAAGTCTTAGCTTCACCTATTGTATAGTAATCAGCTTCACCTGTGTAGCGATACCACTTGGGGTGTTGCTTCTTACCTACTGCCCTGCCCACCGCATCAACAATCCTACCGTCATGCTTGATAGGAAAGACAACACGTTCATCCTTCACATCATACATGGTATGACCTATAGCTATGCCCCATCGTTTGATGTAGCGTTGGTACTTAGTGTGTGATGCTTTCGGTGTCACCACATACTCAGGTATCTCCATAGTGTCCTTCTCTTTCTTTATGTTTGTATACGCACGTTGTAATTGTTGTTCCTCTAATCTTCTGTGTATCTCTGCTGCTGTCATGTCTGTACCATGGATACCGCCAACAGTACAGCCTAACTTGAAACAGTTATACTTTATATCACCTAGAATATTTGTAGCTGTAAATGTATTCTTACCTCTACACTCAGGACAGTCACCTCTGTAACGATCACTCTCTTTGAGTCCGAGATCAATGACAAACTGTCTGATGCTAGTCTTCCTCACGTACACCATCTATGACCTCCCATGATTTTCGTGAAAGCCATACTTTTTCTCTGCTTCTTTACGTGCCTTGATTGCATCTTCTTTATTTTTAAAATAACCTATATGAATACTTTTTCCATTTAAACCTATTTGCACTAGCCATTTCTTTTTCGAGTTCACCCAATATACACCTAAATGTCCTGATGTATTATCTTTTGGAATACAACGGTTTCTGTTGTTTTCTGTCTGAGTAACAAGCCTAAGATTTACTATTCTATTATCACAATTATCCCCATTTATATGATCAATTACAAGATTACTTTCAGGCCACTTTCCGTAGTAGTGACACCAAAGTAATCTATGGTGCATCACGGTAAAATATTTGCCTTTATATGTTATACCAGTCTGATTTCTCCCAGTCATTTTTACTTTTTTATTTGCATATTTAGTATTCCAATTTTTGGGCATATCTTTTCTGTGTTTCCAATAAAGAAAACCAGATTTACTATCATAAGACATAATCTCTCTAATAAAGCTAGGGGGAGGTAATACTTTTTTAGTATCAGAAACCCAATCTTTAGTATACTTTGCTGAGTGTACCCAATCAACACTGTATACATCATTAACTGATAGATTAAATGCCAGTTGATTATTGTTAGTCATCTTGTTTATCTCTCGCTGCTAGTGCTTTGCTTGCACCACTGAATGTGTTGACCATGTATGGCTTGACTGATGATGTGTTCTGGTGGCCTGTCACCTGCATGATACCTGCTAGATCGACACCACCTTCCATCATTTCTGTGACCGCTGTCCTACGTAAATCCATAGCCGTAAGCTCTTTAGGTAGATTAGCTTCGTCCAGGATCTTGTTGATATGTAACGATATTTCCTCTTTGTCATAGGGTGTATATGCTCCTGCTCTAGGCTTCACTCTTGGTACTACGTACTCTTGGAAGCCAAAGTCCTCCTTCTGCTGACGCAGCATAGAACACAAGCCCTGAGAGATAGGGAGGTGAACCTCTGCGTTACGCTTGTTCTGTGTCATATCAATACGACAATGGTTTAAGTCTAAACTATCCCATGTAAGAAGCCGAACATCTCCTACACGTTGACCCCAGTCGTATGCCATATGCACAATCAGCCCAATGCTGCGCCAGCGAAAGTCGCTGTAAGCTGTGTCAAGAAAGATTGACACTTGTTCACGACTCCAGTGTACTCGCCTTGGTTTTTCTGCAACCGTTTGCACCAAAGCTATTGGATTGTGAATCATCACATCATATCGCATGGCATGTTTCCACGCAGCAGAAAGGACACTGCGTCTGTAGTTGGCAGTGCGTGTACCAACTTGTAGCCATTGCTCGTATGCCTGTGTGATGTGTCGAACTTTCAAGTTCTTACAGCGATATGCCCGAAGCATCTTGCCCTCTACCTCAGTGATGAGTGTAGCTGACAAGTGATTATCGTAGTCTTTTTGGGAGGAGGACGATAGCCTACGATAAACATCTGAGTTACGATAGAAGTTTACTACTTCCTCTAGCGTACAGTTATGCTTCGGGATTTTCATATTACCATTTCCTCCTTACTTTCCAGTATGCCCATGCTCTACTACAGTGACCATCACCAAGCAATGTGTCTAATAGTCGCACGATATTAATCTTCTCGTTTCGTTTCCACTCCCAGTTTCGAGCGGAGAATGTTTGATTTAGTCTGCCACCAAGAATAACGTTTAACAGGACGCTTAGTGCTATCATGATCCTTACTAGGTAGGTTACCCACCCAATGTGTAACATCATCGAAAGGCGCATTCGTATCTTCTGTATCATCATGTTCACTTATTTGCATGTACATACCACAAATATATAAAGCCTATAAACCAAGCTAGGCACATAAGTAATGGCACACCTGCTGCTAGAAGTTCGGAACCCATTGATATCCCCTTTCATCTCTATCTTCCTCATGTAGTTTTGCTTCTTGTTCATGTAGTCTAGCTTCATCATCGTTGCCATCCCACCATGCATCATCTGCTCTACGCTTACATTCATTGATCACCCTGTCTATGGGTGTGACTTTGTAGTTATACACTCGCATGTTCTCTCTCCCTTATCTCTACAGTTAAGTTAGGGAATACCGTTTGATAACGCTCTTCATAGCGTTGGGCATCCATTTTATATTTGAATGAGTGGTAACCAAACCACTTACCATTCTGTCCAAACCATACTTCATAACTCATTAGCATCTCCTCTCTTTGCTAGTACCATAAGTTTTATCAGAACCCCAACAAACGTCAAGAGGTTTTATCTTTCCGTTAGGCAAAGCCATGCCAGGGTACTTGTAATGTGGGTTCTCTTTTAAGAATTGTCTTAGTTGTTCTACTTCCATCTTGCGTTGGGCATGACGTAA